AAATCAATCCTCAAGACCTCGAGTGTCTTTAACCTAGCCGTACCCCTGAAATGTTTACGCTCCCGAAGTACACCTGGGACAAAGACCGCGAACTCTGCAAGCAATGCAAGCACTTGAGAGAAGAGCCGCGCAAGCACAGCCAGTACACCAGCATCTCAATGTCTTGCGTCAAAAACCCTTACAAAGCCAGTAAGGGGATCGGGTCTTGTATAGACAACCGAACCAGGGGGCCGTGCGGCCAAGAGGGAAGGCTATTCGAGGCTAGCTCTCAGCCAGAAGGTACAGCCCAACATTGCTGAAGGAATAGCCTGCGTACACCACGCACATGGGCCAATTTCCTTTGAGTCCCTGCTCTAGAGCGATCCAGGCGTAGATACAGCCTGTCAGGGCTATGAGCCAGCCACTCATTGCCTAGATGATCTGTCGGCTATCTTGCGCTGGATTGCTTGGGATTCTTCCTCAGACACAGGCTGAGAATGCTCGAATAGCGTGCCGTCATCTAGCATCGCGTGGAGCTGGGCGATGAGTTCTTGCAGCTCTTCCTGGGTTCCATCGAAGTCGTCAAAGCACCCAGGAGCGAACTCAAGTTTCAGCTTTTCGGTCATGCTCAATCGGCAAAAAGCCGCCCCCTGAAGTACGCCTTTCCGTCATCCCGGACTGCACAGAACTCTGGATGGAGCAAAGTTCCCCCCTTCCAGGTCAACACCGCGAATCCTGATTGCCAGTTTAGCCCAGGCTTGCCGAGTCTGTAATCGAATTCTTGTTGATCGTCATCGGCTAGCATCCCGGTCTTGATGCCGTAGTGGGTTCCCTTGAAGCCCTTGTGTGCTTTGCAGCCTAGCTCATGAGTGTGTCCGGTGACTGTATGACACCCACCCTTTAATACATCATTCCATCCCGAGTGAATCCCGGCGTGCCAGTCATGGATGATGACCATGTCGTCGTTGACATCAATACGATCAGAGTCCATCCATTGAGGCAAGTGGTCTCTTAGGGTAAACCCCGCAACACCCTCATATTGGGGAGCCATAGAAGACAGCCTTGATTCAAACCTGGCGCAATGGTTCCCGTAGGTGCGGAACAGATGTGTGCCCGGAATGATCGCCCGTTCGATATCGCCAGTTCGCTCTATGACGGCATCAAGTTCCTGTTTGACGGTTGGGACTTGCTTCCACCTGATCCGTGGATGGCGGCTGATGCTACCCCCGTCCAGGATGTCTCCGTTGAGAACGACAGCCTTGACCTCGTTTCCCATTTCGGTGATGAGATTGCACAGGGCTTTATGAGCGATAGGAACCACTCCGGGAGAGTAGTGGGCATCCGATCCCACCAAGACCACTCCATCATGGATTTCTAGGCGGTTGACATCCCGCCTCGAGGACATGATCGCTCTCAGGGCCATTGGATCGTGCTTCAGAGCCTTTGGACTGCTTGCCACTAGAGCAATGCCATGCCGCTTTTCGATTGCGTCCCTGCGTAAATAAATGGCTCTCAGGCTAAGGCCCAGTTGCTCACTCAAGCGAATAGGAGAGCCTCCAGATGAGTGCCATGCAGCAATAAACTGCTCATCGCGCTTCTTACTAACGTGACCCATCATGTTCCCTGAACAAGACCGACTCAAGAACGTTGATAACCCCGTGTTCAGCAGCGTCTAACTGCTCCGGGGTAGCGCCACGGTCTTGTGCGATGGCGATCAACTCATGGAGGAAAACATGAAGCACCTCGTGGAGTGCTGTCTGGGATAGGGACTTATTGTTTATCGGCGTTGCACCGAAATCCCCTAAGCGGTAAGTCGCTAGCTTCGCATCGTCGTTGAACTCGACTGATGCCATTGCATCCTTGGCCTGTTTCTGGCCGCGCTCTATTCGCCATCGGTGCAGGCCCAGCAAGTCCTGCCATTGCTTGACAAAATCATCGAATTGCTCTGCCTGGACTACGGTAGGAACATTCTGATGTTTTGCCATACATCACCTATAGGCTTGAGAGGAAAAGCTCTCTTTCTGCTTTCCTGCGTTTAACCAAGCCGGGTAAAACCCTGCCGCCGCCCTTAGTCCAGTCCATCAGATGATCTGCGGCCTGCTGCCACTCTCCGCGATTGGCCTTGATGCGAATCTGGCTTCGCTGAAGATTGCCTAGCCCAGCGTTGAACGCAAAAGAGACAAGAGCGTCGAATGCGCCTTGATACTCAGCCACACCGGGCACAAGACGAAGAACACCGCGCTCAAAAGATTGGACATCATCATCGAATAATCGATTGATCTCCTCCTTAGACCAGACACGGCTGTCCTCCGCTTTGAGTGGAAAGTCACTTCTAAGAATCCCGGTATAGCCCTCTTTCCTGACCACCGGGAGCCTGATCTGCTCTTGATATAGAACATGGCCATAGCCGATCGTCCAGATCGTCGCCGGGCATAAGTAAGGCTTGAGCCTGCACCCCTCGTAGAGATGCATTAACTCAGCGCCCTCTTTGGAGAGCTTCATTTCTTCCAGGAGCGTGACCCGAACCAGAATCCAATGATCCCGCCGAGCATTGCCATCTCGTCATCGGTGAAGATCACCTCTGTGACCCGCAGGAGGTCGTCGATGTTCTGAATCAGGCTTGGATGGGTGAAGGCATACCAAGCAATCACCCCGTTTACCGCGATCAGCTCAAGAATAAAGATGTATGTGACTGTAGGCCGGACAGTCCCGACATAGTTCGCCACCCACTTAGAGGCTTTCTCTAGCACCTTCTCATCGTGCTTCAGAGCCGCCTCGGTCATCTTCGCGTCAGTCTCTAGAGCGACTTGCTCGGTACGCATCTCTTCGATACGCGCCTGGGCAGCGAATCCCTGTGCCGCCATTTGGAGGTCTCTTTCCGTGGCGAGTTTTGCCAGTTCCCGCTCATGGGCTTGGTCGGACTTATTTTGGAAGAACTCTAAGAGCTTGGGAAGGCCAGAAATCAGCAGGCCACCAAGTGTAGAAAGTAGAGACAGCATCAGATCACCATCGCGTAAATCATGAGAGAGGTTCCGAGTCCACCGACCAGAACACTCACCCACAGGAGTTGAACCATTACTGCAAGAATCGCAGCAGATGAGAGAACAATGGAGAGCTGGAGCGCCATACCCGCATACGAGAACCAAGGACTCCGTGTCTTGGCGAGGTCACGCGCAGCCTCAGCAGCCCGAGCCTTCTCAGATATCTCCTCCATGTCGGCTCTTTGCTTTGCCTCCTTCTCCGAGGCTCCAGAGGTCTCATAGATCGTTGCCCTGACATTCTTGGCTTGATACCACGCCCAATAGTTATTTGCTTGAATCGTATTGTTCAGGACTTTGGAGGAGTTAGAGCCACCAAACATCCCATTCACGGCCAGGATCAACGCAAAGATAGAGATCGTGATCGCGGCCCATTGTTTGACATACGCCTCTCTCTCAGAGCGAGACATTGTGTTCGGCAGGACTCTCAAAATCCGCACTCCTTAGAAGACTTGCAATGGCCCCATCCTAGATAAGCCATGTATGCCATAGCACCAAGTGCTATAACGATGATGACCGCCCCAACGGTGGCCTCAATCATCTGAGCGATCTGTTTCTTTCGACGGGCTGCGGCTTCCTTCTCCCGCTTGGCCTCGAGCGCATCATCTCTGTTCATCTGAGCCACACGAATCTGGATGTTTTCCCAAACATCAGCATTTCCGGTGGTGAAGAACATCATCTTGAGTTCGTCTTCGAACTGCTTTTGCTGCATCAACTGGAGTTCGGCCTGAATCGCCATCCCCATGTTGGAGCCGCCCTTCTTCTTGGCCTGGGCTACAGCTTTCGTTGCCTCGTGCTTGGCATCGAAGTATTTACCCAAAAGAGGGCCAAGACTGCGAACATCGTCGACAGCCTTGGACGCCTTCTTAATTAGGTTAACCGCTGACGATACAGCAGCTATCGCGGTCAGCGGATCAACCATATTACAACTTGGTCACTAGACCGATCAAAAGAAGAATGATCGCCCCTGCGCTGGTAATCAGGATTTGCTCTAGCCGCTTGAGCCGAGCGTTGATACCAGCGTATCGCTCAGCACAAAGAAGCTCATGGCTAGAAAGGCGAGCGTCTGTTTCAGTAATCATCTTCATATCGTGCAAGTTGAGTGAAGTTTTCTCTTTGCGTTCAAATACGCCTGATGAGCGATATTTGGACTATCAAAATAACCTAAATGAATTTTTTTTCCATTTAAATTAATATGTGATGAGAATTTTTTACCAGCTTTATAATATGAAACACCAAGAAATCCGGTTGTGTTGTGGCTTGGTAGTTTTCTAAAATTGTGCACGTTTTCTTTTTGACTAACTTCTCTTAAATTGCAAATTCTATTATCAAGACCATCGCCGTTAATATGATCAATCAACTTTGGAAGCCTGCCGTGCACAAAAAGCCAAGCGAGCTGATGACCGCGAAGTCTTTTTCCGCAAACATTAATTTGCAAATATTTTCCAGCTACACATCCAACAATATCGCCAGATTTTTTTGACCCAGAAGTTTGTATTCTTGTAAAAATTCCCGTTTCCGCATCATAAGAAATATATTTACTGACGAGTTCTTTGGTAAATTGAGTTCCAATAAATGATACTGGGCCGCGCTTAACAGCCTCATGGGTCATGAGCTTTGACTCCACTTCTGTGACCATTTATCACGGCTCCTCGGGCCAGGTTACGTTCCAAGGGAAACCCTGCTGAGTAGGCACATCACGCAAGGCTTGACGATAAACCTCCCAAGCGCCAGGAATGTTCTCGTTGCGCTCGAGATGCTTAACCACCACCCAGTCGGTTTCCTTCAGCTTCTGGCTGCGCTGCTCACGCATAGCCTGAGACTGCTCGGCATCCTTCTGAGCTTTGTAGGCGGCTTCCTGCTGGGCGGCGGTCTGGGCAGGCTCAGTATCCGTTGCAGGACGGTCAGTAAAGATCGGCCCAAGAACGTGCTTGGTGAACCACTTACCATCCACCTGCTCCACGCCTTGACGCATGGAGAACTGGTAAACCGTGCCTCCGGTGGCTTGTGGGCCTTCAAAGACCACATCAGCCCCAAAAGCCTCTAGCACCTCGTCCGTGGTGCGATCCCATGACGGGCCACCGTTGTCCCGCGCCCAACGCCGGAGTTCATCCTCCAGCATGACTGCGCCAGTAGCGCGAATTCGGAATTCAGCCATTTGTATTGCTCCTTATGCGTACTTGTAGAACGTAACAGTTGTCGCGCCACAAGTCCTGATTGCGTGTTGCGCGGGGCATCCAGTTTCTTTGACCATCTGAATCGCTGTCAATGCTCTCTGTCTTGCTTCTTGCTTCCATGCGTCAAGTCGCAAATCACTCATTGACAACCCAAACTCAGGCAGATACTTCTCAAGACTCCTGCGAGAGATTTTGAAAGTCTTTAGTTCTCTGACAACATCCTCACCCGCTATCTTGAACATTCTTGCAAACTCAGCCACTCGTTGTCGAGCAGATTCCTGCTGAACACTCTTTGGCATCTTTAAGCCTCGAAGACTCTCCCACTCGGGCGTGTAGTCAATCAAGGTGTTTGACCCAACGCCGTACTTTTTGGCAAGACTTCTCAAAGACGCGCCTTCAAATCGCTCGTCCAAGATGGCGAAGATGTATTTTCTTGTGCCATTTTTGATAGCCTCTGAAATCTTTGCCGCACTCTCTGGGGTATGAGGCTTAAAAATCTTTGGGCCACCAAATGTTTCAAAGTGGCAGTTGTATAGATGAGCCTTGTCCTCATCAAAAGCAGCAAACCACTCAGACTCTTTTGCTTCGATCTCATCGGAAGGCGCAGAGTCAACAACCCGAAACTCAAATGCACTCTCGCCGTGCTTCTTAAACGATGCTTGCAGGCGCGGATTGCCGTGAATGCCTCTACGCAACTCGGAGAAGTGACAACGCTTACGCGCAGCAGGGTTGTTAGTCCTGCCGATGTAGAACTTCCCCGAGTTCTTGTTCTCAATGACGTAGATGTATTCCATCAGGAAATCGCAAGTCCGATATATGTGGCATTGTTGACGTTTAGATTAAACGTGGTTTCCTGATTAACGATGAAACCAGTCGAGTCCGTGTCAACCGCATCCACACCAGTTACTTCTGCCGCTGTTGAGTTGAGATAAAGCGCAGGATCATTACCAGAAACTATCCCCCGTGCGCTATCGAAAATTACCCAATTCCCGGTAGAGTCGGTGCGCTTAATCAAAACTAGCCGACTTCCACCAGTAAACCCGCAGTTTATTGTCTGAGAGGAGCCGTTGCCAGTAAACGAAAACACCTTGCTCACGCCGGGGCAGGAGGCGAAGAGGTATGCGACGTAGGTTGAACCAGAGCCGTTTGTTGCAGTGCCGTCAAAACCGGGGTTTTTGATGTAAATCGTTGAAGATGTCCAAGTTGAAGAACCAGCAACGTTTGCGTTCGTAAAAAATGTATCTGTAGTATTTAGAAGAGCGCCTTTGCCAGACTGGGATGTTGTCCAAACCAACCAGTCTCCAACGCCACTTCTGCGTTTAAATATTGCAAGCTCTGGAACTGCTGCAAGGTTGTGCGACAAGGCACGATTACTCCCGTCATCCCCCGTATAGCAAACCACATCAAAGAAGCCGGGGGAGCGGCGGAATATGTGTGATACAAAAGTTGCTCCCGACTTGTTCAGATAATCTTGCGAGGTAGCTGTACTAGTGTCCCACCCAACATTCATATCAGAATCAAAATAGGCTTGCCACCCGGTACTTTCTGCGCTTGTGCTTGCTGTTGCGAGCAGAACATTGTCGCCACGCAATCGGTCAAAGAAATTCTGTCCGTATGTTGACCAACTCTGTGCTGTTGCATCTCTATTGTTAAGCAGCATCAAGTCCATTAAAACAGACGAACCAATCTGACGATTCGCCGTTCCGTTGCCAGTGTATGCGACATTCTCATACACACTCGTCCCCGTCGTCGGAGTTTTCATCGGGCCGCGACGGATGGCGATGTAGATGTAGGTACCGGCACCGGGGTCTAGCGCGTTTGCTTGGAAACCTGTGGCCGTAGGGCTTAAATAGTCCGCAAATGTAATGTTGCTTTCCGCGCTGCTCAGGTCGGCATAGAGAAACGCATCGCCGGTGCCAACAGGCCAACCGCGCATATTGTCAACCATGATCCAACTAGATGCGCTGCTAGACTTTTTGAGAAGCAGCCATTGCGGTTCATAGCCGAGGTTGACCGTGGCATTCGCGCTTCCATCAGTCGTAAACGACCCACACGAAATCACATTGTCCGTACCCGTCAGGCCAAAGCCTCCTGCGTTGTGGGCGAAGATGTAGGCGACGTAGGTTGCGCCGTTGTTGTTATTCTGGCCCGCAACATAAAATGATGTGGTTGTTGGTGTTGTTACGTTAACCCCGTTCCCCCATATATCTTGCCCGCCACCACTGGCGGAGGATGTGGTATTTAGTGTCAATGTATTATCGTTTGCGGGTGAAACACCTCTGTGGTAAACGTTCCAATTACCGGCAGCATCCGTGCGTCTAGCAATTATGCAACCGGGTGCAGAGCCTAGGCTGTGGGATATCGCTCGATTGCTTGTGCCATCTCCCGTCCACGTCACCACATCAAAGAACTTCGGCTGCTTGCGGAATGTCCAAGATGCTTGTGTTGCACCATTTGCGTTAAAACCATAACTAGCACCTGTTCCCAAAGAAAAACCGTTGCTATTAAATGCAGTAAGCGTTCTTGGATCACTTTGCTCTGGGTATTGAGTTCCGTCAGAAATTAAAAAATTTGTTGGGCCTTGAGCGGTGGAGCACCAATTATTTGATCCAGTAAAAGCGCCTGATGCACTTCTGCTTTTAATCCAAACCAGCCCACCCTTACCCGCCAGATCAATCCCGTTGGTGATGGTCTGCGCGGAGCCGGTGCCGGTGTAGAGCCACGTCGAGAACACGTCCTCGATGTAGTTAGGAACAACAGCAACGCCACCGCCGAAGCCGTCGTAGCTTGCTGCTCCGCTAGTTGCTTGTAATGGCATAACTTAAGCCTTGAATTGAGTGACAGAAGCCAACACCGTATACGTTGCACTTCCGGTCTTGATAATCAAATAACGATAGCTGTCGATACCGCTTGCGTTACCCGCTGTAGGCGCACCACCGAGCCAGCGAACAGTAACACCGGAAGTCGTGCCATCAACCTGGATTGAGTTGTTGAAGTACGCAGTAGACCCTTGAGTCACCAAGAAAGCAACTGTTGCTGACTGACCAGTAGCCAGAGCAGTGTTCAGACTTGTACCACTAGAGGCGCGGAAGTTCACCGTCCAGTTAGCAGAAGCGTTGGAGGTGTAGTACAGAACCGATTGAGTGGTAATGTCGTAGTTGATCGTGCCCGTAGCCGCCGTTGCAGACACCGTAGCAACTTCAGCAGCATCGTTCAGCACCATCGCCAGGGCGCTAGAAGTACCGCTGAAAGTCTGTGTTCCGGTGAAGGTCTGAGCGACGCTCAATCCGGCAATGGTCGTGGACGCATCAGGGAATGTGGCCGTCCGGCTTGCCGTCAGCGTTCCAGGAGTCAGCGTGACCCGATAAGAAGACGATCCACCAGCTCGACCCGCAATGACTATCCCGTCCTCGGATGATGTAGCCGTGCCGAATGTCTGTCCCGTGGCGTTGTAGAAGGTATTAGCACCCGTGAAGGCGTTATTTGCCGAAGTGCTGACGTTCCCACCAGACGCCCAACTCAGCACTCCAGAGCCGTTCGTTGATAGAACCTGGTTCGCCGTGCCATCCGCGCTAGGAAGCGTCCATTGGACGTTAGAAGCGATGGAAGCAGGAGCCATGAACCCGACATAGTTCGTGCCGTTGTCGGTGTCCTCGTACAGCTTCAGATCGGCTCCAGAGGCCGAAGTCCCCTTGGCAGCGAGCGTTCCTACAACCGTGATGTTGTCACCCGCAGCACCGGACTGGAAGTCCTTGAGCTGGGCCATAAGCTCACGAATGGCATCGTTGATACCACTCGGGGCACAGCCCTCCGCGATATTGATTCCATCGATGTCGGTGTTATCACCAGCGGTGGTCGAAAACTCTGAGATTTTTGCGCGCGGCATGATTTATTCCAATCCAAATGCAGTTCCAAGACCGCCAGCAAGAGCCTTCTTCTTCAGCTCCTCTGACAAGGGTTCAACAGTCGCCTGTGTTGCTCTACGCATCATCTTGGCAGCGAGTTGAGGATCAAGCATTGCGTCCACTAAGAGCTGGCGAATAGCATCGTCTGAGCCGTTGTAGAGCCAATTCATCGGGGCCACCACCTTAGCGAAGGCAGGAGGAACCTCTCCGAACATTTGCTTTCCAACAATGCCCCCAATTATGTTCGCGGTACTCAAATTTTTAAAGGTGTCTGAACCCGGAACTTTGGTGGCTCGAGCCAAGACGCCAGAGTCAATGTCCTGAGAGACACGCTGCAAGACCGCGAGTTGAGTCTTAGATAGCTTGGTGTCTTCTGCTGCGGCTCTGATAGCCCTGGTGAAAGAAGGCTGAGAGATAAGGTATTCCCCGATATTTGACGGATCAGGGATCGTTGACATTACCTTTCCACGGAACTGCTGTGCAGCTTCCATGCGCTCAATGCCACGGCTAGACTTAGCATACTTATCAAGGTAATCCTTGTATCCAGGTGCGGCGGCATCAATCGCATCATCAACAGAGCGAATGACTTGCTCCAGTTCGCGCTTGGCAAGGCTATAAGCAGCACCCTCTTTGTCCAACAATCCTTGAGCGGCATCTCGAAGGTCTTTGCGAACCTCGTACATACGCGCAGGCGTGGTTCCCCTTGAGAGTTGCTCTTTGGCCCAGTTCATCGTTTTGATGACCGTTCCACGAGCGCCAACATCCGATTTAAGGATGTCGTCAATCGTCCTATTGACCGTCAGAGCGGTGGCAGACTGGAATGTCTCGGGAGAAACATTCTGAGCCTTCAGGAAGGCTTCCTCGCGCAAAGGAGAAGTGACCTCATCACGCTTTGACATGGCCCTCTCAAGAGCATCCTTATCCTTTGCAAGACGGTCAAGGATCGCCATCCGAGCGCGGTTGGCTTCCACCTGTTGCTGGGCAAACTTGCCAGTCTGGTCAAGCCCACGGATAGGAGTCTCAGCAGATGCCAGACCGATATCTCGTGTGGCTTGTGCGGTTGTTGGCCGATACCCAGCGATCGGAGCCTGATAGCCCTCAGCCGCCATGATTGCGCGTTCTGCATCAGAGGCCAAAGACCGAAGCACATTCCCGGCTATCACCTCGCGGCCAGCCTCTGTACCAGGCCGAACGATCTCTCGAGCAGCTCGGCTAACCGTCTGAGCGCCACCAGCAGAACCTGGGATCATTGCGCCACCAAACAGACCAGCAGCCAACTGAGCGCCAGTCCCGCCACCCATCTCTTTAACTGCCTCAGTAGCAGAAGCAGCGGTTCCACCAGCCAACACCTGAGCCAATGGGCTTTGAGCGAGCGTCTGTGCGGTTTGCCTAGCTGTTGGAGTCGTTAGCAATGGAGCAATGGCTTGAGCGCCCCTCGCAGATGCTCCGGCCCCTGTCATTGCTTGAGCGATGGATTGAACGCCCTGCTCCATTTGAGTCTCAGGCTTAGGAAGCCCAAGAATGTCAGCAATGATCTGTCCAGATCGAGTCGCAGAGATTCCGCGCTGCTGAAGAGTAGGAACATTCGCCCCCATCTTCTGAGCCAAACCGATTCCCACATCCGTCAATGCATACGGGACATTGGCAACCATCGACGGAAGTGCCATCCCGCCTTCAATCCCGGCCCGAGCAGTTAACCCCAACTGGCGCAAAAGCTCATCTGCCCGAGACCGTTGTGGCCGTGGCTTTTCCTGCGATGCTTGAGACATCGCGAAGCGGTAGGCTTCAGCATCAGTAAGAGGCCGATCTGACTCAACCTCAAACACACCGGAACCCGGAATCTCAACCTCATACTTTGGCATGGTCAATCTTCCTTTTTGCGAACCCTTACCCCGGCAGGTATGGGACTTTGAGCGGCTTCTGGAATCTCCGGCTGAACAAAGGCTTTACCAGCCGACTGAATCATGCCCTGATTGGCGCGCTGACGAGCTTCGGCCTTTTGCTTAATGACAGCGGCAGAATCCCCAGGCATCGGGAAGTAGGTTCGGAACTCCTCAGCCTCTTCCTGAACGCCAATCGCCGCACCTGATTCCTTACGCAGCTTTGCTCGTATCCAATCCCTTGATGCTTGGGCATATTGCTGCGTCTGAGGACTCTGAACGATGTTCTTAAATGCCTCGCCAGCAAAAGGAGTCGCTCCGGCCAATGCCGATCCGATCCCAGGTGCAGATGCAGAAATCGCCGGGCTATTGACGATCTCATTCGCTGCGACCATACGCTGTGCATATCCTGCGGCATTTGACTGCTCAACAGTAAATTTAGGAGCCTTACCAACAACCGGCTTGCCATCCTGCATCAATGGCTCAAGTTTTCCTGTGCGGGGATTGAAAGCCATGTATCCAGTTTCAGTCTCAATAGGCTGCAATGAAACCGGGCCTTCAGGAGCGCGACCCTTCGGAATGCGCTGAATCTCCACACCATCCTGGTAGCGAATGATGACATTCCCGGCATCAACATCGGTGAACTTAGGTTCCCTAGTCTTAGGTGCACCAGCGATTGCTCGCGGCCCTTCAGGAGTCATTTCGAAGACTTGTTCGCCCTCTTTGAGAGTCACCCGCTCAGGAGCATTCAGCTTGCGGAAGGCTTCGATGGTCGGCAAAACCTTACCAGCCACATTCGGGGCTTGCGTCAGAAGCCTCTGAAGCGTGTTCATGTCGATCTGAGGTTGACCGACTCGCACGCCTTCGCCAACCCGCTGACCCATGATGTCCTCACCATAGATTTCTTGGGTTGCGCCAGGACGGAGAATCTGAGGCAAAAGGGCTTGCGCGGCTTGCTGCTCTGCTCGAGCCTGCTGACGCTCTGCCAGTTGCTCTTGCATCATCCGATCACGGACAGCCTTGTCATAGGCTCCGGCGTATGCCTGCTGACCAGCCATCACGCCCTGCGCGAGAAGCTCACCCACACCGCGACGCTGAGGGCTAGGGCCAGCACCCGCTAAAAGTGCGAGACCGACATTCAAAAGCCCAGACTGTTGCGCCTGCTGCTGAAGGAGTCGGGCTTGATCCTCTCCCAGCAACTGTGGTGCGAAGGATGGTTGATTCCCGAAAAGCCGTGCGAGTAGTTCGTCCATATTTACCTCACAGCAGAGAAATGATCTGGTTGCGCTTTCTCTTCTGCTCTAAGAGTGAAGCAGGCTGCATCATGTTCACAGGTTGTCCACGGCGCATCTGCATCCCTACCGTGGTTTGCTGCTTTGGCCCCATAGAACCAATCGCTCGAGCCGCCTG